ATGTGTGCCTACAAATATATTTAATAGCATTTCCTTCTGCAAATAATAATTTGTTATCATTAATAAATTTACTGGGTTGAATCTTCATATTTTTATAGTGAGATCCTCCAACTTGTTTTTTATAGGGGTTCATTTTTTCTTCTTTTCATAGTCTTCATATTCTTTAATTAATTTTTCCGATGGATGGTAGACATACACAGCTGAATGACACTTAGGACATGACAGGTTACTGACCATATCATAATCTTCGTCGTCTTCTGTGTCATGATCACCACCCCATATTAGTTCTGTATTACAGTGCCAGCAGTTCATATTTTAAAACTCTTATAAATATCTTTAGGTCGAATAATGTGTAGATGTTTTTTTGTTCTTGTGGCTCCTACATAAAATAATCTATTTTCATCATCCGGATTTCGATCGTAACTCTTTTGTGTGTTTAAACTTAAATCAGTAAGAAGAACTACATTATCTTCTTCTCCTCCTTTAACCCCATGAATCGTTGATAATAAAATTCTAGGCTCTTTATTTAATGCCTCTCCGTTAGCTCTCATTTTTCTTATGTAATTAACGCTTTTAGCAGGGGCCTGATCCATTGCTTCATACCATACAGCGTTGGTTAAAAGTCCATGCTTATTGTAACATTCTTCTATTCTATAAGGCTTATCTTTATTTAAATATTGTAAATTTTCTTTCATGTAATGTTTAGGAGACATATAGGTTGCTATCTCTTTAATTTGATCTGCCTTTAATTCTTGAGATTTCCTAAAATTTTCCCAATTTGTAATAGCATTATAAAGATCGGACTCATATCCTTTCTTAGATTTATTTTTATAAAAAAACCCCTTTTTATAGAGCTCTTCTTCTAAATCTTTTAACATGTATTTAGTTCTAGCTAACACGTACCATTTTCCTTGACTCATATCTATGTCTTGAAAATCATGGTAATAAGAAAGCTGCCCATTTTTATTTTTAGGTGCCCATTCTTTATGATGTCTTTTGGAAATTCTTTTAACAATATTCATTGCTACATCATGTACTACTTGGGGCACTCTTAAAGATTGAGTTAATTTTAAAAATTTCCCTGTTTGAGTAATAAAACTATCGACATCTGCACCAGCCCACCTAAAGATAGCCTGGTCATCATCCCCAGCAATAAAGGAATCTTTTGTTTTATCCCAAATAAATTTAGCCATATCCCATTGCATTCGAGAAAGATCCTGTGCCTCATCAATAAATACAACATCAAACTTAGGGCATGTGTCTGATTTTATAAAATCTAAAATCATGTCATTATAATCTATGAGTCCATATTGTTTTTTATAGGCATTTAATTCATTGGCAAATATTTTTAAATTTTTTACAGAAACATCTTGGGTATGTTCTTGAAGATTAAATTGTTGTTCAGGTGTAATGTTTCTTAATTTAGCGAGTTGAATGATACGAAGATAATCACTTTTAGTTGTGAAGATCCCTGTAAATTCATCATCGTATTCATTGTAATCTACTCTAATATTTATTTTTTTCCCTAGGTCAGCATAGTGTTTGGTTTGCATTACATTTTCTTTTTTAAGACCCAGTCTTCTAAAGGCTAAAGAATGGAGAGTTCTAAAATAGGGAAGATCGTCTTCTGTTAAATTAAATTTTTTAATTGCCTCATCTCTGGCATGATAAGCAGCTTTTTGTGTGAAAGAAAAGTAACCAATACGATTAGGGTCTGTTGTCTTTAAATATTTATCTACTTCTTCTAACAAAGTCCAAGTTTTCCCTGTTCCTGGTGGTCCTAATACTATTGTTTTCATAAAATAAATCCTCTAGCTTTTGCAAATATATAGTCGTCCTCTCTGCTAGACAATCTCTTATTCTTTTTTCCTTTATGATTACCACTTCCTGTTTTCCATTTTAAATTATCCGGTAAGAAATTACATTTATCATCTCCTGTATGAGATACCTGACAATATTTTTTAGGATCTGCATTCCAAACATAGGCTTTTGCTACAATGACATGTACCAGTTTAGGGCACGTTTGAGGGTGATTTATATCTAGAAGACTTATCATCATGTAATTAGTTGAATCAGAAAAGTAAATGGAACCTATCTTTATTTTGTTCCCATGCAGAACAGTTATAAAAGGCCAAATAGGCTTTGCGTAGATAGAGTCTTTGGGTGCTTGTTTATGAAAAAGATGCAAACCCCCGGTAGGATATATAACATATTTATTTGGTACAATTTCTGGCATAAAGGTTTCTATTTTTTTAGGTACAAGAAGATGATTATCTAATGTTCTACTTACCACTGGTTGTTCAAATAAAGCTAGTTGGTGGCCACGCATTAAAATGGATCCTTTGGTTTAAATTGTTTCTTTTTATAAGTATCTTCTTGTTTTTCAAATTCTTCAGACACCATAATGTTGGGTCTTTTCTTTCCAATTGTTTCTCTTTTAATTTTACATTTACACTTGTCCACTAATAATTGCATTGTAATATCATAAGGTTCTTTCCATTTTCTACGCAATAAAAATTTGTTATAAAATTCTCTAAAAATAAAATGATGTTTACCTTCATGATTCCAAACGTTTCCTCGTTCCATGTCTTCTTTGGTTGCTCCCATTCCTGTACGATCGGTGCAAAATTCTTCAAGATGTTCTTTTAATTGATTAATTTTCGAAGATCCTTCTGGAGCAGGTACGGGTTCTAGCCCTGCTAGAAGTACGTCTATATAAATCCCAAACTCTTTTGGAGAAACTCGTGGGGGTCTTTTATTAATTTGTTTTGCAACTGCTCTTTGAAATAATCTTTGCTCTAATAAGGTTTCAACATTTTCTAATTTAACTCGTTGACCATCTACGTTTACATAATAATAAGGTTCGTCTAATTCTATTTTTTGAAGATCACTCAAGACGGGAAAAAGAGCATCTCCTCCTATTCCATATTTTCTTTTACGACATAAGTCTTTATCACAATAACTGCACATGGGTTCATCTTTGCATTTGTATCCCCATTCTTTTTTCTCATGTTGTAATTTAATTCTTTCTACAGCGGCATCCTCTAATGGAGGAACCATGTAACTCTGATTAAATAAAATTACTTTACTTCCCCAATTTTGGGACCACTTCTTTTTGGCATATACTACATAATGAAATAAAGCATTATCTCTTTTTCCTTCAGGGATTTTTTCAGCAGCCAGGGTTTCCATACATGGAGGTCCATCAGCCAATTCTGATTGAGGTCTTTTTATTTTTAAATTCTCTAATTGTTCGGGGGTGAGTTTATGTCTTTCATACAGCTCAAAAAAAGCATCTAGCTTAATAGCATTACCCTCTGAATCAAAGGCATATCTTGTTGTTTTATCTGAATTAAAGTATGGCAAGTTGAGAAAATTTCCTGTATCATCTTTCGATTTTAATTCAATCTGTTTTGGAAAAACTTCTGAACTTCCAAACCCTAATATTGATCCAATAGAAATAAGCCTTTTCCGTATTAACGCGGCATCTACGGGTGCGGTTGTAAATAAAAAAATATGTGCTCCTCCACTTTTAGATCTAAAAGTTATAAGTGGAAGATTTAAATTTTTAATTTGTTTGAGTAATTTTTTATGATCAAATCCTGCGTAAGAATCTACGTCAATACAACCCCATTTACATTTATTATTTTCATTAATGGGGATGATTCCTAGACTAGGTTCAATTCCTTTAAGATGATTTTGCCAAAGTATTTCTATAACTGGATCACGTTTGACAAATGATTGTCCTTTAATTTTGGTTCCATCTATGTTTTTCTTTTCAACATAGGTGCAACCATGTGCTCGTTGTAAGCCTTTAAATATATCTATAAATTTCTGTACCATATCTATTATAAGGACGGGTTAAGTCTCCCGCTCCCGTCCCCATATCCCAAGGAGGGTTCCTTAAAAAGGTACGTCCGTTTTAGATTCGTCAGTTTCATGTTTAGCTTTAACTTCACCTTTGCTAACGCTTACAGCAAAATTTTTAGCTATATCATAAACTGTCTTATCTGTAACAGGACCTACTTTAGAAACGTCCCATCCAAACCAAGTTCCTTTATCATTGGATTGTTGGACCGTTTTTAATTTATAAATGTGGCTATATGTGGGCGGCGTAAAGACTCCGTTTCCATTAGCTCTTGGCATTTTAGTACTCAACATCATTGAGTTCCATTTCTTACTAATCTTTAATTGAGTAGATTTCATGGAAATTAACGCTGTCGATGGACTATCTCCTAATACCACAACAAAATGATTTGCTGTGTTCTCAAGATAATTACCATTTGCTAGGCGGTCTTTATTTTGTTTATCCCTCGTAACTTTTGGGATATCGTCACCAACATCGTAAATATGGATTGGTGCGCCTTTACCTTCACCCCGTTCTTGCCATTCTATATACTGTCTTTTATAAAAGACTGGCATAACTTGGATGCCTTTAGTGCCATCATACAGTTGATTAGTCACTGTATTCAAAATCATGCCGGGCTGTGCGCCTTCAACATGTTTTGCATCCAGTTTATTAACTTCTGGAGATAGCTGTCCCAAGACTTTCAAAAAGGGTAACGCAAGATCTTCCTGCGTTATATTTTGTGCGCCTTGGTTTGCATCAGCTTCAAATACATTTGTAGCCAATGCTCCTGCTTGTTCACGTTTCATGATTCGTTGTTCATTTTTCGTGTTTATTGTTTCTTTGTTCATTGTTAGTTTTTCCTTGTTAGTTTGGTTCGGTTTCCTACGAACACGTTAAAAATATCCATGGGTATATCTTTTCCATTTTCAATACGCTCACGGACAAGTGCTTTGAGAGTCATGGGCTCAACCTTCAACTTTTGTGTTGGCTGAAACCCCTGACTCTGCGCAAGGTTAGCATATTCTGCCGCCTTGTTATCTTCATTCCGTCCAAAGGAAACGGTCACATCATTTTTAATAATGTCACCTAGGCCATTGGAACGAAGCCAATTATATGCTGCTTCTCGATTCTTAATCGAGATGTTAGCATGATAATACGGTTTAATATCAACTGCAGATCCATCTGCAAGTTTGATGGATGATAGCCCCATTTCACTTAAAAGTGTAGGGATAACTTCACCTGAAATTCTTTCAATGTCACGTTTTTTATTTTTTAATGATTCTTCATCGGCTTTTAATTCATCTTCAAGATCTCGAAGATTTTTAACTTGTTCTGCTAATGAAGTTAGATTCGATGTACGGTCTAAAACTTCTTCTTGGTCTTTTTCAAAATTAATTTGGTTCATAACTTTCTAATTCCTTTTTTATAATTTCTACTTCTCTTTCTGCTTGCCAATATCGTTTCCACCAAATTATATCTGAAAAATAAGCTATAATAACAGTGGGTAGAGTATACAGGCGGAAGAAAAATGAAAAAACGGGTTTTTGTTTATAATATTCGTGAAGAGCTTTCCTGGAAATCTCTCTGTTTTTTTCTACCTCTAAAAAACCTTCCATCCATTTTTCAGTGGACTCAAGTCTTTTTCTTAATATATAGTATCCTTTATTTATTTCCATATTTTTAATTTATACTTAGAATGTGTCGCTTTTAAGGCACTATTCATCTATATTTCCTTTCTCATGTAGATTTATATCAATGGAATAATATCTTCTTTCTTGTTTATCCCATTTAAGTAATTTGTATTTACCGTTTGTTATGTCGGATACAATTGAACAGGCCACACCAATAATGGCAGGATCTCCGGTCAATAATAAATAATCAGCTGCCTTATAATTTTTTAACAAATTCCTTAATTTAAAAATTAAAGGACCTGGTGAAAAAATAATTTGAGAAAGTTCAGGAAGTAAGAATTTAAATTCTCCAAATTCTCGTGCCCCCATAATGTTAATTTTAGGGCGTCCGTCACGGGTGCCTGGAATTTCTTGAATCACATAAACTATCGATTTTTCTTCTTTCATATATTGACAAGTATATAGGTTATCCTGTATAAGAAGTCAATAGAAAGATGAAATATAAATTTAAAACTGAGCCGTATGCGCATCAACTTAAGGCATTAGAGATGTCTTGGAATAAGGAAACGTTTGCCTACTTCATGGAAATGGGTACTGGTAAAACAAAAGTTCTTATTGATAATATGGCCATGCTTTATGATCATGGAAAAATTGATGGTGCATTAATTATTGCACCGAAAGGAGTTATTAATACTTGGTACCAACAAGAGCTCCCGGCTCATATGCCTACGCATATTGAAAATGTGTCCGTATTGTGGCAAGCCCTGATTAATCAAAAGCAACAAGATAAATTAGACACTTTATTTACTACGGGTCATCAACTTCATATTTTAATTATGAATGTTGAATCTTTAAGTACTATTAAAGGTGTCAAGTTTGCTTATAAATTCATATCCTCGCATAAGACCTTAATGGTAGTGGATGAAAGCACTACCATTAAAAATCCTAAAGCCAAGAGAACCAAGAATATTATTAAATTATCTAAATTCACCAAGTACCGTAGAATTTTGACAGGTTCTCCTGTTACTAGAAATCCTTTAGATCTTTATAGTCAATGTGAATTTTTAAGTCCTTGGCATTTGGACAGTGCGTCTTTTTATTCGTTTAGAAACAGATACGCAGAAATGAAGACTATGAATTTTGGTGGACGTTCGATTCAGATAGTAGCTTTTTATAAAAATCTAGGAGAATTATCAGAAAAATTAAAGCCCTTTTCTTACCGAGTTTTAAAAGAAGATTGTTTGGATCTGCCTCCAAAAATTTATATGAAAAGAATCATTAGCCTTACTCCCGAACAAGAGAAGATTTATAAAGAGATGAAAGAGAAAGCCATCGCTGAAATGAATGGTGAAAGAATGACAACCGCTACGGCGCTGACTCAATTAATGAGAATGCACCAAATTACCTGCGGCCATTTTAAAGGGGATGGTTCGGAAATTCAGGATATTAAACATAATCGTCTCGATGAGCTGATGGATGTATTAGAAGAAATTGAAGGGAAAGCCATTATATGGGCTCATTACCAACATGACATTCAAAAGATTGTGGCTGAAATAGGACGGGTCCATGGTCCACGATCCGTGGTTGATTATTACGGGCTCACGCCCCAGGATCAACGACAGAAGAATAAAGACAAATTTCAAAATGATCCAAACGTTCGGTTTTTGGTCGGAACACCCCAAACCGGCGGATACGGGATCACGCTGACTGAGGCCAATACCGTGGTTTACTATTCGAATGGTTATGACCTGGAAAAACGACTACA